CTTGGTTGAAAACGACACATTCCAAGCTGTAGCTATTCTCTCTGCAAATGCAACGATGAATTACAGAGTAGAGTCAGCATACATAACTAATAGACAGGAAGAAATCCATCAAATAAAAAAAGACTTAGAAGCGATATATGATAACTCAAACTCAATTAAATCTTGTTAAAGAATATGCTTCATTATTCTTCTCTCTAGAGGAGATCTCAATGCTAGCGGCAATTGATATAGAGGAGCTTCGAAGAGAGGTCAATTTTGGCCATTCGGCGCTGAATAACGCTTACTGGATAGGGAAGCTAGAGGGACAAGTTGAACTTCGTAAGCAAGTCAAAGATTGGGCAAAAAAAGGATCTTCTTCTGCTGAACAACAGTTATTAGCATGGTCTCAAAAACAACAAGAATCTGAAAATGGCTAGAAATGACTCATTAGACTTAATAACGAAGGCCCTGTTTGATAGCTCTATAGAACTATCCGGAGCAGATCAGGTCCTGATTGCTCGCCTTAGAAACGTATATACGTTTTGGCTGGATAAGCCAACTCTGACGGATGTTAAAATTCGGGATTACCTAATTGCCAATTTTGGAATCTCTAAAAGTCAAGCCTATCAGGACATTGCGGCTATTAAGATGGTCTTAGGCAATGTACCAACGGCCTCTAAGGAGTTCTACAGATATAAGGCCAACTTCATCCTGGATGAAGCTCATGCTGCAGCTACTGCAGGGAATGATAAAAAAGCCAAAGCCCTGACTAAAATAGCTGAAGCAATAGTGTATAATAATCGCTGTAATGAAGATGACGGTGAAAAAATCCCTTATGATGAGATAGTACCTAAAGACCCATCTTTCTCTATCGATCCTACTGTGGCAGGTGTTAAACCGATTCCAGGAGCACGCGAGAAAGCGATGGAACTTCTAAAAAAATACAGCGATGAAATTGAAATAGATACATCATCTTATGACGACGACCAAGAAACCGATTTATCTTAATAAAGCTCAACAGGAGGCAATGCTTGTCAGCGCCAGAACGGAGGTCGATATCTGGGGACGTCGTACCGGTAAATCTCACGGTATCATCGCTCCTCGTACAATTCGTAATGTTCAATTAATGAGAGGTAGTACTGGCGCTTTTGTATCTTCAACCTTCAAGCAAGCTCACATGAGGACTATTCCAGCTATGAAGCAAGGGCTTAAAGAATTCGGTTATATAGAAAATCGGCACTATTTCATCGGTAAAAAACCACCTAAGAAATTTGGATTTGGAAAACCTATTGTAGAGCCCAGTAATTACGACAACGTTATCTCCTGGTATAACGGTTCTATACAAGTTATAATCTCTCAGGATGTGAAGCTAGGTTCTAACTCCATGACTCTTGATTATGTAATAGGTGATGAGGCTAAAGGCTTAGATTTCGACAAACTGAAAGATGAAACATTCCCCGCGAATGGTGGTACAAGGCGCTATTTCGCTGATTGTCCATATCATCACGGATTTATTTTCGTATCAGATATGCCCGTTGCAAAATCTGGTAAATGGCTCCTGAACTATCGCGAGAAGATGGATCCAAAAGTCATCCAGTCGATCAAAGATCTCATGACCGAATGGAATAGACTGCAGACATTACCAGACTCTGAATATAAAAGAAGATGCATCTTAGAGACAGAAAAACTTCTTGCACAGCTCAGATCTGTTGCCGTATATTATTCAGAATGCTCTTCCTTTGAAAATGTAGACATAATTGGTCTGCAGTATCTGAAAACACAGAAAAGAGATTTGCCCCCTCTTGTTTTTCAGACTTCAATCCTTTGTAAGCGAATCGAACGGTTAAAGGATGGGTTTTATCCATCTTTTAACGACAAGATACACACCTATATAGCGAATAACAACAAACCTCTGATTGACAATCTTTATACATCTGCCGAGATTGATTATGGTTGCCGATTAGATGGTGATGTAAATCTAAAAGCTCCGATATCGGGAGCATTTGACTATAACGCAAATATCAACTGGCTCGTAGTAGGTCAACGAGATGGGCAGAAGTTAAGAGTAATTAAATCATTCTATGTCAAGTATACACGGAAGTTAAGGGAGCTGGTTGATGACTTCTGTCATTACTATCGATATCATCAGACTAAGGAGTTTATCTATTACTACGATAACACTGCACTAGGTTCTAACTATGCAGTTAGTAATGATGACTTTGCCTCAGTTATTTGTGATCAGTTTTTTAAAAATCGTTGGATAGTTACGCGTATACACATAGGTAACCCGATGAAGCATCATGAGAAATATTCTATTATAAATGATTGCTTTAGAGGTGCAAAGCACTTATTGCCTGTGTTGAATAAGGAGAACAATGAAGCTCTTATCATGTCGATCACCCTGGCCGAAGTAGCAGTCACCTCGCGTGGCTTTCAGAAGTACAAGGGCGGAGAAAAACTCATCGAGAGTGAAGATGATCCTCTGGAATTCAGGACTGACGGATCTGACGCTTTTGATACGCTCCTGCTAGGGAACTCTCTGTTCCCATACTCAACAGTTGGTGGCGGTATAGGCTCGTCACTATAGCATTCAACCTATAATTAGTGGACAACGGCTGCAATTGCATGCCGTTGTTTTTTATTTATTGCAGTCGGAAATCCCTATACGAACGGCTTGCACACGGAGAGATGCTCGGCATATTACGAGGATTAAAGGGGGTGCAATTGCCTTTTTTGCGCAGGGCGGCGCGGGGTCTCCAAGCCTAAAAAAATACTGCGTAATTTTTTAATGTTGCTTTTTTATTTGGAATACAGCTTTTTGTCGTTTTGAAAACTGGACAAAAAAGTTCTCCCGAAGGGGCTTCTTTCTGTACATGCCGAGAAAGAAGCAAAGAGCGATAAATGTCACTCATCATAAAACCCCGATAGGTCAATCACAAATCATAGCCATCAGCTTCGTTGGCCAATAGTCATTTATTCCTGGATTAGTTGTCAAATAAATATCGCCTGTTGCCATTTTAATAGTTCCGATACTCGTGCAGATAATAAGGACAAAAGTATTTACGGTCATTGACGTTACTTCAAGTTCATGCATAGTTTATTAAACAATCTCCAGTCTATACAGATAGTATTCTTTATAAAAACTTGATTCTCTATTTCCTACACTTTATAGTCCGTATAATCTTTAAAACACGAGTATCATGGAAACTATAATTTACAAAATGGAAATTTCAGAAACAGAGGCAATAATTTACACGATGACAACTAAGGGAGACATCCTCGGATCTGAAGAAATGCACCCACTATTCGCAACACACTTCGCAGCTAAACATGGCTTATCTTGCATGCAAGATGATGGATTTGTTAAATGTTACTGGTAACATTCTCCCCCGATATCGGGGTTTTATTTTATTCGTTCCGGAATATGGAATGTTGCACAATAGAATGAAGTCACTCTATTTAATAGTTAGCAGCTGCTTTTGATCCATTCTTTTAAATTCTGAAATTGACTCATTAATTTTTTGTGAATAATTCGGCAAAGTTTATTCGTTTGGTACATGTAAAGGTCATGCAAGTTTACATCGTAAAACCTTGACAATTGAAAACTCTGTACTCAGCCTCAATTCACTTTAAAAAATTAATTATGAGTACAATTAAAGACATTCAGAATTTCTACAAAAGAACAGGTATCAAAAATCTAAGAGATGCAGAGCTGCTTCAACTATTAGGGCTCAAAATAGAAGATGGTGACATTCATTCTCTCTTTAACAAAAGCCCAGAGGCTTTGACTAAAATAGGTTACACACCTACCACCGCTCTGAAGATTAAAGCCCTTTCCGAAATAGCTCATAGATATTCTTCTTCACCATCCCGCTCTCTAGCACAACTTAAATCATCTCAAGAGGCGGTCAAGATTATAGCTCCGGATCTCAAGCATCTGCAGTACGAAGAGGCTTGGGTTCTGTACTTGAATAGAGCTCATAAAGTCGTAGCTAAAGAAAAGATCTCTCAAGGTGGTGTTTCATCAACTGTCGTTGACGTGAAAATCATCATGAAGAGAGCTCTTGAGCTACTGAGCTCATCTCTTATTCTAGTACATAACCACCCATCAGGCAACCCCACCCCTGGTGACGCGGACAAAGTCCAAACCAAAGCACTTCAAGAGGCTGCCTTATTCTTCGACATTACATTGCTTGATCATATAATCATTGCCGGAGATGACTACTTTAGTTTTGCTGACTCTGGCATACTTTAGAATATCTAAGCCCTCTTCGGAGGGCTTTTTTGTCCTTTATTAGCTGTCGGTAGGTGTCTATTTTAGTATCATGATACATTATTCAAAAATTCATGAGCTGGTCGATGTCGTGCCAGTGTTCTCCATCGGCTGGGTGGCCGAATCAGGAGAAAAAATATATGTAAGAAAGGCTACCTGTACTTCTTTCCACAGTTCAGGTGAAACTCTTAACATAAAGATTATCGATTCAGGGCTAATCAGAAAAGTAAACAGAATAACAATAACAGAATTTAACGGCGAGGAGGTTTTTGTATGATCGATGTAATAGATAACGTAACTCTATACCCAGAAACAAGTACATTGCTAGCAATAGATAGCAAGGTCATATTTGAAGATAATAATATGACTCCGGTAACTATTGATAAGCACATAATAGCTCCTTGGGGGACGGATAATAATTTGCCAGCTCAGATCTTAGAAAAGGTTAGAAAATCAGATATAGTTTCTGCCAACTTGAGATTCAACAGAGATGTGTGCTATGGACTAGGCCCTAAACTGGTTAAAGTAATTCGGGATACTAATAAAAAAATAGTTGACTATGTCGAAGTAGAAGATGGTCCAGAGTATGAGTTTTTTGAGAACAATGATTTCTCATCATTCTATCTCGAACAACTAACTGATATGAATTATTTTCACAATGCGTTTGTTGAGCTGATTCCTTCAGCTTCTAAAAACACAATCGCAACCATCCGCCATAAAGAGGCTGCTTTCTCTCGATGGTCTACGATGGATAAAAATGGAAAAATTAAAAATCACTACTATTCAGGGAAATGGGATAAGTCCCCTGGTTTGTCAGACATCGTTGTCTCTAAAGCTATCGATGAGTTCAATGCAATTGCCGATATCCAGGCAAACATGACATTGAAAAAACAAAGGATGATCTATCCTGTGTACATGCCTTCGCCAGGCAGACCATACTACTCTCAACCAGAGTGGTATTCTATATTCCAGTCAGGATGGTATGATCATTCTGTTGCCATTCCAGAATTGAAAAAAGCGATAATGAAACATAATCTAGGAGTGAAGTTCATTATCTACATCTCTGCAGAATATTTTGAAGACATATTCTTAAAGGAGAATATTGACAAAACAGACACAAAGACTGTTAAGGCAAGGGTTGAGAAAGAGAAAGAGAAATTCAATGAATTTCTGACAGGACCTAACAATGCTTCGAAATCAATTTTAGCATTGAAAAAATATGTGATGTCGGGCTCTTCAGCAATCGAAAACAAATGGATAGAAATAGTACCTATCAATAATAAAATGGACGGTGGAGAGTATATCACCGATATCGAGACTGCAGCTAACATCATGTGTTATGCAATGAATATACATCCTAACCTTATAGGGGCAACACCTGGTAAGAGCTCAGGATCTATGTCAGGCACTGACAAGAGAGAACTATTTCTTATCAAGCAGGCTCTGATGAAACCGATTGTTGATCGCACGTTGAGAATAGTCAAAATAATCAAGTCCATAAACAAATGGGATGCTGATATCACAGTTACGGTACCTGAATACATTTTTACAACACTCGATAAAGCCAAATCGGGCAAGCAAGAATCAATAACCAATAAAGCATAAGTGATGATTATAAGTAGCATTCAGATGGCGAAGAAGTATCTTCCAGCCATCACAATCAAAACAGATATATCAGCTCTTGATGACATCTTTTCAATTGCCGAAGAAGAGCTTGTTTCCGACATTCTCGGAAATGAGCTTTATGCTAAACTACTAACAGGGAACGAAGAGGACAAAGCATTGCTCACACAATGTGAACGCATTGTATCTTTATCTGGATTTTTAAAAGCTATTCCAGATCTAGATTTGGTACTTACTCAGTCGGGGTTTGCGGTTCACAACTCCGAGGCGATGGCTCCTGCATCAAGTGGCAGAGTGGCAGCATTAATCTCGAACATCTCTGAACGACTAGACACCGCGATCGACACCCTTATCCGATTTCTGATCTCATCAACAAAATATGAAGAGCTCTGGAAATCTAGTTCTCAATTTGATGTCATAACATCATCCTTAATCACTAATTATACAGAGTTTAAGGAATTTGCTCAATACTCCCCATCGAACGCAAATATATACCCTGCAAACTATTCATCTTTCAAGAAACTATACTCTTCGCTGAATCTAGCTCTTACTATAGAAGTCGCATCATACCTCTCTCGATCGTATGTCGAAGAATTAATTGAAAAGATTCGAGATAACGAAGTCTTGAACAGTGATGAAAAGTATGCACTGTCACTTGTCAAATATGCTATTTGCGCATTTGTTCTCGATGACAGTTCTCAAGCTCGCAATCTTATTATTAAAGCAAGATCATACATGCTTAAACATCCAACATCATTTCCAACATTCATAGCTTCTCCAGAGTCTCAAATGCTGGATGCTATGCCAAATGATGGTGCAATATTCTCTATGCTATGATGATAAATTTAATATATCCTACATCATGGGATCAGGTGACAAAAGATCATCTTTTGATCCTTGGCGAGTTGACGGAAAAGACAATGACTCGCGAAGAGTTGCTTTTTTCGCTGTTATGTAAGATAGCAGGAATAATGCCCTTGATAGCTCAGGGAGAAAACGAAAATACACCTGAAGCAAAATTTCATTTCTCAAAAGATGGAAAGAAGTTTAAAATGGATGCTTGGATGATCAGACAAGCCTCTGAAGAACTATCATTCATGCTAGAGAGCATCGGACTACCTATGTGTCCTATCGACAACATCTCAAACAAACTGTATGATATGAAATTTGAGGCTTTCTATTTTTCTGATGCATATATGACTATGTATCAGAACACTAAAAAGAAAGATTATTTTTTATCTTTTTACAACTCTCTCACCGGTAGGAAAATTAGAAGCATATCTCCTGCAGAGATAAATGCTATCACCATATGGTGGTGTGGTCTGAAAACATTTCTTAAAGAAACTTATCCAGACGTTCTTAAAGAGTCAGATGATGACTACTCTGATAAAAGCCCTGCAGATATGCTGTATGAGGTTCTTTCCATACTGAATAACAACGAACCTCAGAAAAACAAAGAGATCCTTGCTTCCGATGTGCATGCTGTTATGCACTCACTAAACAACATCTTTAAAGCTTCAAAAAATGCTAAGCACTAATTACCTACAACAGATAGCTGGAGATCTAGGTTTTGCTGATCCAAAATCTCAAGTGCTAACAGCAGAGGGCTATGATGGTGTCATTGCCCTGCTGGATAATATTAGAAGTTGCCCCCTCCCTTGTTTTATCCTAGAAGATAAAGCATTTGGAAAAATAGACATTGCTGAAGGACCTGTCGATAGCTATTCGTTGTCACTATGGCTGATGATATCTACAGATCCGCAAATAAGTGTTTCTGAGAAATACCAACAAGCCTATTCCCTGGTTCTACAACTTCTCAAATTGCTTATTAGGGATTCTATTGAGGGTTTAGATCTATCAAGTCTCACGTACTCGAAACGTTCAGCAGCCGATTCTGTCGGCTACGAAATACTACTAACATTCCGCGTTAACATCGACTTATCATGAGTGATCAGAAAGAAACGCTACAGATTTTAAAAGAGTGGGCTGACATCGTTATACAACGATGGATCTCTAAAATCTCTCGCCTGGGGATCATAGAGACTGCAGCCCTGATGAGATCATTTACAGCGCAGGTTCACACTGATGCTGCCGGAGATGCCTCTAAGATAGTTTTTGCATTTCTGTATTACGGGATCTTCCCCGACATGGGTGTAGGTAGAGGCGTGAAATATGACCAGGTAGCAAACTCTAATAGAAAAGCGAAACCTTGGTTCTCGGCAAAGTTCTATTCAGAGGTTAAAATTCTGGGGCACATTATGGCCGAAAGGTATGGAGATAGAGCAATAGAGGCTATCTCGATCATTGAAAATAAAGGTATATCAACTGTAGTCACAAAATAATATGGCAAGAAATAATTCTCCGAAAATAGAACCTATAGTCACGCTCAACGGCAAAGCTGCAGAGAACGCTTTAGATGCGTTAAAAAAGAAAGCGAAAGACCTTAGAGATGCGATGATAGAAGCATCGAAAGCAGGCGATGACACGAAGGTTCGTCAAATAGATAAAGAGTTGAAATCGATTGAGAACACTCAAAGAAGTATTCGAAAGCTAACTTTCGATTACAATAATGTTTTAAAAAATCTCAACACTTCAACAATAAAAGATCTTGAGAAATCTTCTAAGGCTCTCAAGAATGAGATTCGACAGCTAACACCAAATACTGAAGCATTTATTCAGAAGACAAAGCAGTTAGAGCAAGTGACCTCTCGTCTTGATCAGCTCAACGGCCGTTATCGTGAAACTCATTCATGGTTATCTCGCACAGGGGACAAATTCAACAAATATTTT